AGATCGTAGCATCGATCGGTTCGCCTTGGAGATGGTATGAGATCACCAGGGCGGTAAAGTATTCAATCATTGCTGCTGCTCCATTCGGTGTCCTCGATCCAAGGCGGCTTTGGCAACGTGATGGCCGAGGCGATAGTTCTGTTGCAGGCGCCACACCTGACCTTGGTTGGGGCATCTGGATAGATGCGACCCTTCGTGAGCTGGCCGCAGAAGTCACATTCTACATAGCTGGAATAGTGCGGCTTCCATCCCTGGTCCGTCATTGCTTGACCCTCTTGAGCCAATCCGAGACCTTTGGATCTGGCGCTGGCAGCTCGAGCGCTCTCAATACCAGGTCAACCACCACCTGGGCCTGGCTTGTCTTTTGTTCCTGGGCGAGCGCGTCGATGCGGTCCTTCAGCTGGGCTGGGACACGCAGATAGAACCCCACCAGATTGGCTGATTTCTGTCGTTTCACAGTCACTTAGCGATTCCTCAAAAAAAATAGCGATTGCCCTATTGACATTAGCGATATCGGTGTGCAGATAATAGGGTGTTGATTGGCTATTGGATGCCGATCGTTCGGAGGTTCAAATGAAGAAGCAAGACAAGAATAGCGCGGCGTTCGACTTGTTCGACCAGCCTGGCGCAAGCGGCCAGGTCGGTGAGCGGCAGGTTGATCTCGAGGATCTGATCGCGTTCGAGGATAGCCTGCTGGCGAAGGTCCAGGCTGGCGACAAAGCTGGCGCTGATGCCTGGGTCGCCCAGGCCAAAGCGGGCCAGGTAATGCGGATCTGTTAAGGAGGAAACGACGATGGCAAATTATTTCAATTTGTCCGCCAAGGACAAAGATATCGAGGGTCTGATCGCGGCAGACGGATTAGCCTGGCTCTACCCCAGCCCGGCCCGTGATCTGCGGGTGCATGAGCTGGAGCGGGATTTCGAAAAGCGGTGGGGCGAAGCTGCCCCGGCATGGCCCGCTCGGGGCCGGTGGTGAGGAGATGGACATGTTCAAGATTTGCAGATGCTGCGGAACGAGGGCCAGCCTTCGCGCTCGCAAGTGCAAGCCGTGCGGCGGCCCTGCAATCTGGGACAAGCCCACGGCGATGCAGCTCGCAGAAGAGCAACGGCGCAAACAGCGCATGGAAGAAGTCGCAGCGTGGATCATGGCTCAGTCTGAGCCCCAACAATGAGGAGATAGACAGATGGCAGCACAGACTTTTGCACAAATTGCAGCGATCGCCCGCGCCTTGCCGTTGGGCACCCACGAAGATCTTGCAGACCGCGTGAAGCTGATGATCGACAACGCAGAATTGAACGCACACGACACCATTTATGTGGACAAGGCTGCGACCGAACAGGAGTTCGACGCGATCGCGCTTTCCACGCTCGAAAGCAATCTTTGTTACTGCGGCGATTATGAAGTGTGCATGTGGTTCGCTGAAAACGATACGCCCTTTTGAAAACCAGGAGACAGACAGATGAAAAAGATGAGTGATGCAGTGATCGTGGCCAAAGAGATCCGGGCGATCCTGAAGGCGCACGGCGTCAAGGGTTCTGTCCGGTCTGACAATTACAGCGGCGGCAACGCGGTGCGGGTTTACCTGGCCGACGAGATCAGCCCCGAGCTTTACGCCAAGATCTATTTCGAGGCGGACAAGTTCCGGGCCGGGCACTTCAACGGCATGGAAGATATCTATGAATATCGGAAGGTCGATGGGCCCAGCGCCGATTACATCTTCTTTAACAGCCCCGAGGGTTATCTGATGGGCTATCCCCAGGCGGAGGCAGCTTGATCTTGTTTGGCGGGCCTGCGGGCCCGTCACGCTGGACCAATCTCGAAGGAGGAAATGAGATGAGCAACATTGAAGCCATAACTTTTAACACGGGCCGCGCCTACACTGTGGGCGGCCAACCGATCAGCGCAGCGTTTGATGCCGAGACTGGCGTGATCGCTTTCGTTGACCACGCGCGCTTGATTGAAGGCGTGATCCGCAACCGCACCAGGTTGAGCCAGGCGGCGATCATGGCCGCCTACGACGGCGGGGCATACGAGATGCCGCGTCGGGAGGATCTTCCCTTGATCGATGTTGCGCGCCTGGCCGACCAGGCAAGCCGCTACCATTTAGCATGAGGAGATCGCAATGCCCTTTAAGTTTGAAACTGGCATAGCCAATGGCGAGCCCTTTCAGCGCCTCGAGTTCGAGACCTTCGAGGATCTCGAAACCTATTTCCTCAGCGAATGTTGGGGAAAGAAGGGCCTGCGGACCAAGGTGATCGGCACCGTGTTGCTGATCCAGGAACGGAAGGAGTAACTATGAAGGCGATCGTTTATTTCCGTGTGTCCACCCAGCGCCAGGGCGAGGCTGGTAACGGCCTCGACGCCCAACGCGAGGCGGTTCAGGACTGGTGCTGCGCCAAGGGCTGCGAGATCCTGCAAGAGTTTGTCGAGATCGAGAGCGGGCGCAAAAACTATCGGCCCCAGCTGTTGGCTGCGATCGAGGAGTGCCGCAAGCAAGGCGCCGTTCTGATCGTGGCCAAGCTCGATCGTTTGGCGCGTAACCTGTCGTTCATCGCAAACCTGATGGATAGCCAAGTAAAGTTTGTTGCGCTCGATATGCCCAACATGGACGATCCAGACGTTAGCCGCTTGACCATTCAGCTGCTGGCCTCGATCGCTGAGTTTGAGAGCCGCCGGATCTCGCGCCGGACGCGGGAGGGCCTGGCCCAGGTGCGCAAGCACAAGGCCCTGGGCTCGCCCTGTCCCGAGGTCGGCGCCGCTGCTGGCGGTGCAGCGCTGGCCGCGAAGGCCGCAGACAATGCGTTGCGCGTGATGCCCTACATCGAGAAGCTCCAGGGATACGGGCACACCAGCCTGCGCGCACTTGCCAAAGAGCTGAACGAGTGGCTTGTGCCCCTGCGCATCGACAAGAACAATCAACCTGTTTTGCCTGATCCTGTTCACGGCCCAATGTGGCAACCACAACAAGTCAAAAACATTTTGGAGCGTGCAGCATGAAACGATTTTGGAACGCACTGGGATCTCTGATCCTGATAGCTATAGGCAGCGCCATGATCTCGATCGTCCTGATTAATTGGATGATCGGGTGCGGCGAAACTTTCTACAACGCAGACGGATCCTGGGAGACTGGGAGCTGTTTCTTAATTCCATATGAACCAGTAAGGAGTCAGTGAATGGATGAAGTTGACATCAAAAAAATGCACCACCGCAACGCACCAGATACCGAGGTGGCTGCGGCAGTGCTAGTAGCCCCCCGCGTAACAGGGCTCAGGAAGCAAGCCCTCGAGGCATTGTCCAGGCAGACACAAGGAGCCACGGGAGAGGAGTTGTCCAGGATTATGGATGAATGGCTTTACTCAGTCAAGCCACGCATGACCGAATTGGCGCACATGGGTCTCGTCGAGGACAGCGGACGCCGCAAAGTAAACAAACGCAACCGCCAGGAAATCATCTGGCAAATCACAGACCAAGGGAGAACCTATATCAATGGCTAAGCTATCACCCGACAATCACCTAAGCGGCAGCGTCTTGCCTGCCTGGCTGGGCTTCAGCCCCTATCAGTCAGCCTATGACGTGCTCGAGCGCGCCAGGGCGCACAACAAAGGAGAGCCACGGCCAGAGCTGGACAGCTTGCCAGCCGACATCGGATCCGCGATCGAGCCTATCATCCTCGAGCGCGGTCTGCGTCAGCTCGGCATCGATCCAAGCCTGGTTTATCACCACACCGAAGATGGCGAGGAGGCGGCAAAGGAACACCCGAGCCTCGAGCTTTACTATTCTGATGACGGGATAATCGATCTGCCCGCGCCGATCGAGATCCAGACCAACGAAGGCCAGGGCATCTATGTGATGAACGATGATGGCGAGATCAGGATCGAAGGCAAGATTATCCTCGAGGCAAAGTTTACGACCGTGCCGAAGAAGCCAATAGATCCACCGTTACATCGAGGGCCACTCCAGCTTCAGGCTGGCATGATGTGCCACGGTGCAAAGTATGGGATCCTGTTCACCTGTTACAGCGGGCGCACGATCGAGATCCATATCTTCCCGAAACACCAGGACACGACCAGGCTAATTAGCCAGGCAGTGATCGATTTCGAGACACATATGGCAGAGGGCACATGGCCTGAGCCGCAAAACATTGAGGAGCTGGGCTGGAAATACAACGACCCAGATCCAGAGCCAGAGATCGAGTTGGATTCTGACCTGGCGCAAGTTGTTGAGATCTACCAAGACGGGGTAAGAGCGATCAAAGCTGGCGAGGAGCTGAAAGCAGACGCTACTGAAAAGCTCATGGCAGCGCTCGGCAATCACAAGATCGGCTCAGTCTACAGTGAGACAGGCAGGCAATACAAAGTCAGCTGGCCCTGGCGCACGATGAAGCCAAAGCCAGCGCAGCTATGCCCACATTGCCAGGGAGAGATCGAAGAGGCCAAGCCTGGCAGCACAACCAGACAGAAATCAATTAGCGTGAAAGAGGTTTGACATGAGCAAATTGCCAACACTTGCACCCCAGAACATGACCGAGGCGATGGAGTTTTCCAAGATGCTATCGGTCTCCGAGATGGTGCCGAAAAGCTATCAGCGCAAACCCCAGGATATCCTGGTCGCTGTGCAGTGGGGCTATGAGCTGGGACTGCAACCGCTCCAGGCATTGCAGAACATTGCGATCATCAACGGCAAGCCGTCAGTCTATGGTGATGCCGCCCTGGCCCTGGTTAAGAACGATCCCCGCTGCGCGGGCGTGCAGGAAAAGGTCGAAGGTGAAGGTGATGCGCGCACTGCATACTGCAAGGTGAAGCGCCGCTATGGCGAAGAGATCGAGGAGACGGTCGCGCAATTCAGTGTGGCCGATGCGAAGCGCGCTCGGCTGTGGGGCAAGCAAGGCCCGTGGTCGCAATATCCAGACCGTATGTTGCAAATGCGCGCTCGAGGCTTTGCCATCCGCGATGCGTTCCCTGATGCCCTCAAAGGTGTAATCACCGCTGAGGAGGCCCAGGATTACCCTACAGAGCCGAAGGATGTTACGCCCAGGGCAAACCCCCTCGATCAGATCAAGGCGCCCCAGCCCGCCCCTGAGGCGCTCTCAGAGCCTATTCCAGAAATAGAGCCCGAGATCGAACCTGAGATCGAGGACGCAATCGAGGTGGAGTCAGAGGTTGAAGCAGACTTCAGCCCTTGGCAAGTGTTCAATCACCTGGGCAATCCGTATGGCAAAGAACCACCGCGCACATCCCAGGACTATGTGGAAATGCTCAAGAAAATGATGGGCGTCTATGCCAATGTCCAAATGTCATCTGATGGAGACACGTTTGAGCCACGCGAGAAGATGACAATGCTTCGCCAGGTGCGTGAACAGAACCAGGCACGCATCGATCAGCTGGGCGAGATGAAAACCAAAGAAGTCATGGACGCATATAAGACACATCTGCGCCGACTTGGAGCGGAGATGAATGATGAATGAGCGCGTGCGATTTAACCTGACCGAGAAGCAACGGGAGATCTTCGATCACATGGTGAAGATCCAGGAGCAGACAGGCATTACACCGACGCAGAAGGAATTGGCAGCAAAGTTTGGCATTGCCCAGGCGACAGTTGCCAAGCACCTAGCGGCGATCGAGCGAAGAGGCTGGATCCAGAGGGCGGCGGGGCTGAAGAACGGCCTCACGATCCTCTAGTGGACGCCCTGGAGTTTGACGATGCCCCGGCAGCCATCAGACAAGCGGATCTGTGGCAACGCCAGGGCATCGCGTGTCTCCTGTTGCAAAGCGGAGACACGCTCCTGCTAGTCACAAGGGAGGAATATGACTACAGGAGACGAACAGACAATCGCATCGGGCGACTGCCAATCTTAGAAGTATTTAGGGCAGCAATCTAGCTGCCCTTTTTCATTTTCTTTTTTGCACTGTCACGAAGCGCCTTAGCGGTTGGCGCCCCCTCCTCACCAGGCTTGCGCATCTTTTCGCCCGAGCCTTCAGCAATCCGTTTACGTTTAGCGTGGATGTTGGCCCACAGTCCAGGTTTCTTTGCCATCACTCATTGATCTCCCAATGCGGCGCGTCGATGAATGGCCGCTTCCCCTGGCCGCGACGTAAATCAATGTAAGCGTTCATCAGATCCTCGCATGAGCCATCCCATTTGCGGACATCATCAACGTGCCAGGCTGCGCCCCACCGCAACGGGACATCGATCTCCTTGGCGGCCTCGATCATCGCATCCCCGATGTCGTCATACAGGTTTAGCTCCCAAGATCCCCGCGATCCGCAGAAAGCCATGAGATCCACTGCCAGGCCATCAATGTGCTTGGACTTCATCGTTTGGCTGGCGCCCTTTTCTACCAGCTCACGCTGTTCCTCGATCGTGCGAAGGCCACAGATCACACCAAAGTCAACCTTGGTGTAATGGATTGCAGACTTAACGATTGCGACCATGCGTTCATCAACGCCCTCGAGCTTGTCCAGGCTGCGCTGCGATAGTTTGAATTGTCCCATTACTTGCCCTTCCCAAAAAATCTTGTTGCACTACGCACGCCGAAGCTGGCGGCGACAATTACGCCCAGAGTGTATTGATACCAGTCGGGCATAACTTCCAAAGCAGCAAATCCCTGCTCGGTCACGGTTCGCCCCCAGTTACCGCAGAAAGACAGGATCAGCGGGATCGAGAACAGAATCGTGAGCCATTCGTCCTTCCAGCTTGACGTGCTGGCCTGCGCCATAACGCGCTCCCACTCCGCCTCCGAAGTGGCGGCACTCAACATGATCTGCGCCTCGGCCTTGGCCTTGGCGACCTTGGCCTCAGTCTCAGCGGCCTTGGTATCAACCGCGCTCTTGAGCCAAGTGCCCGCCAGATTTGCTATTGGACCTAGTAATGCTTGGATCATTTTCTTGCTCCCATTGCATTGAAGCCAAAATAACCTACCACGACGCCACTCGCAGCCACACTATAAACTGGAGCGATGTCAGCCAAGAGCGACGAGGCATGATCGAGCCCCAGCCAAGCTGAGACAAGGATCAGAAAAGGATACAGAAGCATCCCAGCGGCACAGGCAATCGTCAACGCTCGCTCTGTGTCGCGCTTGGCATCTCGGTCCATCATCTCTAAGCGGCGATCCTCCAACATGATTTCGCGCTCTTGCTTGTCGATCCTGCCGTTGCCGTTCAGATCATATTCACTCACTTCCATTTCCCTTGCGACCTCCCCATGTAATAAATCGCCACGCCGAGGATAGCAGCGCCCGATAAAACAGCCAAAATGCCAACAGTCCACTCAATGAGAGCCTGCTTAATCTCCTCTTTGCGATAAGCGTGTTTCTCACGCTGCGCCTTAACCTCGCGCAGAATGTTCCGATAACGCTCTTGCCCCCTGTCCCCATACATATACCCGATCATCGTTAGGATTTCTTGCTTCTGCTTTTCGATCTTCTCTTTAGCCGCGAAGATTTCCATAGCTTCTGCTTCAGCAGATCTGCTAAACGATTTATACCAGGGTGGATTCTTGGCCTTCTGCTCGAGGAAGCCAATGTCCGACATAGCCCCAGCCCACTTAGAGAGCTGGCCTACGCAGTCCTCGATCTCACGACCAGCAGCAACAATTTGCTTGATGCCATTAAACGATGCGGTGGCTGCGGAGATTGCTGTAATCGGATCGATCATGTGGCGGTAAACCTCGCTGGGCAAACATAGCTTGGGCTCACACGATAGAAGATATTGTCCCATCCGTAGGGGTGAGGCTCTTCGCAATGATAGTGACAGACCTTGTGGAACCAAGATCCGCGATAGTTAAGGAAGAGGTGTCCGTAGCTTATGAGGACTAGGACACACATTGTTCATCCCATCTTCACCAGGACTGAGACCAGCAACAGAATAATGGCACCGCTCGCGCCAATCAGGATCGATTCAATCCGCTTGATCCTGGTGAACACTTCCTTGAATTGAATGTGCACTTCGGTCTTGATCGCGGTCACGTCACTCTCCAAGCGATCGATCTTTGGTTCGAGCTTGTCGAGTCGGTTGTGTGCATCAGCAACGGTTTGCGCAGCCATCAGTCAAAGTCCTTCACTTCCTGCGGGGTATTGTCAACAACAGCCTGAGCAGCAGCACGTTCTGCATCGTCAGCAACGATCAGTGGGTTGTCCACAGTCTCGGTTGTAGCATTGCCTTCATCGTCGTAGGTGGTCTGCTCGACCTGAGCATCGAGGGGGTCGATGCCAGCCTGCACCCAAGTGTGCATGATCTCATCGCCCTCTTCGTCATACTCGCCAGACGGCTCCTCGAAGGTCTTCTCTGGCCTGCCATCAGCCAGACGATACTGGGCCAGCCGTGCAGTGGCCTTGCGGTATTCTGCAAGCTGCCAGTTGAAGACGTTGTTAGCCTTGTTCACATCGTGGTTCGCAGAGAAGTCAGCCATGAAGGCATCGAAGGCACCGTCAGCAGTGCGGATGGACTTCTCACGGGCTTGGGGCGGCCAATCCTTTGCGATATGCTTTTGTGCGCGCTTCTCAAGTTGAGCATCGGTGAGCGGCGCATCACCTTTGGTTACGAAGATAGCCATTAGTAATCCTCCCGCTCACAAATGATGCCAATGTCGTTGAGGTTTGTTGGAGCAGTCCCAAAAACTACAGTGTAGATGAAGCCGTCGTAACTGACCGTGTAGTCGTCGCCAGAGCCTTCTTTCTGCAAAGCGCCGGCATCGTAGACAAACTTTGGCTTCCACCCACGCTCAAGGGCGAAGTCAGTTTCAGAGCCATCGCCAGCGAACCAGAAGATCTCTTGAACGTAGCGAGGTTGATTACGCAGGCCAGCCAGTTCTTCACGTAGGTTTTTGGCATCCGCCGAAATGTAAACAGTCATTGTGCTGCTCCTTGATTTGCCCAGCGGCGTCCAGTTTTGATAAGACTGACAGTTTTTTCTGGCATATCAAACATCTTCGCCACTTCACGACCTTTCAATCCAGCAGCAAGTGCCGCTTTCACCTTCGCAATAGTGTCTGCGGTATATTTAGCCATAGAGTTTTTCTCGCCAGACCTGCCCTTCGTTGAGTTGATCGGCTTTGAAATGGCATCCTCAAATGACCAACCCCAACGGCCCAATCTGCTATGCAGGGTTTGCACAGAAATTCCAGAAGCCTCTGCCCATTCGACAAGCGTCTTGGTCTGACCGTTATGCGTTATCAATCTATTTACTGACGTGTTCCGCATTTGCTCAGTTGCAGTTGCCCAGCGACAATTTGAAGGCTCATAGTCACCATTAACGTCAATACGATCAATAGATAGCCCATCAGGGCGTTCGCCCATGTCTGCTAAGAATTGCTCAAAGCTATTAGCCCAGCTTTCACATACAGATATTCCACGACCGCCGTAGCGATGGTAGTTATCGTTGTTGGGGTTTGAGCAACGAGCCTTCATCGTTGCCCAGACGTAATATGTTGGTGTTCTAGACATGCCATGCGTTGTGTGCGCGCCCATCTCACACCCCCTATTCTTCGACCACTAGGCCATTGCTGGCACTGATTGCAGTTCCGACCGCAGTGGTCGTGTTGGATACTCGGCGCAAGCCTTGGAATACGCTGCGGCCAGCCGAGGTGCCTACGTGTAGTAACTGGCTGCTGTCGTCAAAAGCTAGGGCTGTGACGGCATCGCTAGACCCGAACAAAGTCGCTTGCGCACCCTCGGTGAACAAATGTTTCTCGTCGTTATATATGCGAGAAATCTGCTCGGCTGTGGGTGCAGTGGCGGAGATGCGCCAGAGTGCTAGGGCCGAGGCAGAGGCTGGGTAGCTGTTAAAATCACTGTCATAGCCAACTGAAGCATTTGGTGTCCCGTGGTTGATATTATTTGTAAATGCCGCAGAGGCCGACAGCACCCCATTCAGATAGACATATAGAACGCCAGAAACCCGTGTAATGCAGGCAAAACTCCAAGTATTCAGAGGAAGAGCTGTCGCCGCAGTCACTTTCCCTGCATACCCCGTTGTTTGCGTCTCCCAGAAGCGCAACGACCCAGATGCCGCACCGAAAATCCACCCGCCAGTGGATGATGTCACAGACGACCTTACAATGTAGGCATCAACAGCGTTGAAGGCCGAAGGCTTAACCCACCCCATCACGCAGAAGTCACCCGTCCCGAAGTCGAGGTCAGAGTTATACGGCTGCTCAAGGTAGTTGCTGGAAGAGAACCCACTGTAGGCCACCAGATCAGCGCCCGTTGCCACAGCAGTTCTGGTCACAGTGCCGTTGACGATCAGGCCGTTGTTGTTCACCGAGCGGTCTGCGTCTGCGAGTTTGACGGAGACGTTGTCAAAGTCAGAAAACTCGCCCACAGAACCTGCTGCACTTTGTAGTGTTAAACGAGTAGTGGTTCCTGTTGCTATAAACGTGTGCAAGTTTGTGCCTGTAGTAAAGGCCGTCACAAGAGCATTTGAAGCATTTGCTGGCGTCCCAACTAGCAAACGGGAAGAAACCTCAGTTTGCTCAAGAGAAACAACATATTTAACTCCAGTTACGGTAAAAAAGTCCTGATATGCGCTCGCATTGGTAGCACTATCATTAGTAATACGAAGCCTGTTAGACACCACAGACAGACTTGCGTTACCAGAAGCCGTCCACCCACTCGTATCCGTATCAAACGTCCCATTCGTCACCAACTCACCAGACCCAACCAGATCGGTGTCATCGGTATCGGACAGGAAGCAGCCCTTGATGCTGCCGTTCATCCAGCCTGTGTTGTAGGTGGAGGTGAGGAGGGCGGACATGGAAGTAGACAGATTTGCACTACTCAAAGCAAAGCATTGCAGGCCGCCAGTGCCGTTTGGAACACCGCTCACCGCCGAAGAGCCGCTTGTGAAAAGCGTGGCGCCGCTAACATACGCATCCTCAACACGGGTCATGAGCCTTAGAGGTAGGCCAGCACCAGAATAGCCGATGTAGGTTCCAAAGCCATCTGCTGCAAAGAGGCTCTCCTTATAAAGCTGGTAGAACGACGCATTGGTGCAGAAAAAAAGCGTCCCGTCACCGTCAAAAGCGACCCACCTCATGCCGACTGTCGAAGCACTATCAACAACCGTCCCATCGTCCTTAATCACACTCACGCCACCATTCGTCGCCACTGCAATCGTAGGCACAGGAAGCCCAGTCGCAGGGTCAATCGGGGCGTCGGGCAGGACGGTCATGGCTACGTCGTTGACGACGCCATTAACAATAGGAACTACTGTCCCTGATAAGGTAACGTCTGTGTTCCTGTCTACAATCCCAGAATAGCTCCCCCCTCGGGCCGAAGTATTTCCTGTCCTGTTCAAGGTATCAGCAATAAAGTTGATTGTATTTAGCCCAGATGCTGACGAGACTACATCCAAGCCAAAAGAAACAGTGCCGTTTAAAGCGGAAATGCAACTGACATCGAAGGTAGCGGGAAAGAACGCTCTTTCGTTATTCGTCCCAGCATCATTAAACACCATCCACATCGGCAGATCAGGATCATCGCCATCGTGGATCGTGACCTTATCGCTCTCAGCCACAATCACAGCAACCGCAGGGAACTCACGTCTGGAACCACGGGTGCTGGTGTTCAGCGTCTCGTTATACCAGCTTGTATGCTGAGTGCGCTTGCGCCATGCGCCACCGTCGCTGTCCTTCGAGGTGTCGTAGACGAACACGTCAACAGCGGTAACAGCCTTAGAAGCTGCAATGGCTTTTAGATCGAGCTCATTCGTTGTCAGAGAGCCATCAACGTCAGCGTTGGCAAAGGTAGGGCTCCGACCGAAAATCCCGCCAGTTTGTTTGATCGTCATACTCGCCTCCTTGCAGCGATATCGTTACGGTTGACCGCGAGCGAATTGTTATCTCGCCTATACCACATTTATGGTCTCTGTTCCATAATATTTCCAAGATTCGGGGATCTGCTGGGCCCCATTTCCCCAGGCTTCCACCAATACCGTTGTCCAAACTGATTGCGATATCGGGTCTCTAGGCGTTGCATATTTGAGCGCGCCTTTGGGTCTGCCATCAGTTGCAGCTGATCGATGACCAAGCGCTCAAGGGCCAGGCGTGAATACCAGAGGCTTGAGCCTGGTGTGTAGCGTGCTGCGAAGTTAATCATCTCACGCGCTGCATTGGTATCATCGCCCTGGGCAGCTTGGACAATATTGCCAATCGTCAGCTTGCGAAGATCATCGGCAAAGCCCACCACTGGACCAGCCACCGTCTCGGCCAAACCGCGATCGAAGCGGTTTACATCCGAGAACATAAAGTCCCCATAGATCCCCAGACCCCCGCCTTGCAGGAAGGCTGCCAGCCAGAAGGCATTATCTGTCATTGGGCGCGGATCTCGGCCTTTGCTCATCTCTTTCAGCTGCATCGCCAGGGCGCCCATCAGCGTCGTTGAGATAATTAGGTCAGCGAAATAGCGGCCCTTGTTCTTGGCGCCTGGCTGCGTCATGCCGCGCATCAAGTGCGTGTTCACCAGGGTAATGCCGAAGTTTTTATACATGGCAAAGGATCTGGTCAGCTCTCCCGAGATCGTGCCTGGGCGGGTCTCCCCCGTCAGAGCAATGCGGCCACGCAAGCTCGAGGAAGGCACCGCAAAGTTTGTCTCGGTCTCGACCATCTCCATCAGCCTGGTTGCCAAGTCGCGTGCCAGGCCAGGCGCAATGTCTGTGCGTGCCTCGATGTCCTCAGCCCGTAGGAAGCTGGCGCCCTCATGCTCATAGAGCGGCGAGCTGCGCATCACATCCCAGCGATCGGCGCCGATGTTATACCGCTCCATTGTCTTGCGCAGACGCGGATCCAGCTCATCGAAGCGCTTGCCCA